GATGAATCTTCTAATGTGATGTTTCCTTTGGTGCCATCGCCTCTTTGAAAAGCCTTTGCATTTGCATCCATAATTAAGTCATCACCGCTTGTTGCTAAAAACTTCACAGAACCCTTGGTCTCAAGATCTGCATTTATATGGACCGTTCCATCGGTCTGAACTCCCATCACAGAGTACGCTGTTCCAATAGATGATCTTAAATGGAACTCTTTTGCAATAACAATTCCATAGACATCTAGGTTTGCATTAGATGCCAAGGTCCCTACTTGAAGAAGGTTAGTACTGATCCATACTGGGGATCCGACACCTGCTCCATCAAAAATTCTTTTTGCACTTGAAGTAAAGCCTTCATTCTCGATTGTACCAAATACATTCAGTATGTCTTTGTATGTATTTGTTATTTCTTTTCCTACAAATCCAGCCATTATTTATTCTCCCGCTATGCTACTATCCAATTTTTTGCAGATGGCTTGTACTTATACCAAGTGCCTTCTTTTCCCTGGTTCATTCCAGCTGGTGGATGAGCAAATTTGCAAGCATATGCTAATGCATCAATTGCGTCATCATGCGCCATCCTTGGACCAAAGGTTATTATTTCCCTCTCCAACTCATAATGAGTCTTCTTTATATGTATCTGACCAATTGCAAATCGCTGAGCAAGTATTTCTTGGATACGATCACGTTTGCTCATTCTTGTCCCTGGCTTTTCCGCCTTTACCCTGACTGAAAAGTCATTCCTCCTTCTGGCTTCTGATTGCACTGCTTGAAATATCGGTTTACTCATTGTGGTATCTTCAACCGTGAAAAGATTTGGATTATATGTTTGAGAAATCATGAACATGTGGTCTACAATACCAGTTTTTTCTGTCCCTGGAATTGCTAGTACTGGCAAAGATCTTTTTCTTACATAATCAATTATATATATGTTGTTATCTGCCGTAACTGCAATAATCATCAATACTGAAAAATCACTATCTCGCCTCGTTGAATCTGTTGCGGGATCAACTCCAACAAATACATTACAAGGTTTCATGTCGTCTCCATCAATATTTAAATAAGGGACACCACTTTCTTGGTCGACTGTAAATGTACCATTCCAGTATTTTATATGATCTCTTGTAAACATGGCATCATCAGCACTCTGTACTTCCATCATGTATTCTTGATAGAATTTTTGTGGCGTGCCACTGTCTGCGTAGAATTTTTTCTTTCTCTGCATCTCCTTATGTCCAAACCAAGAAGGCCACAGGGGAGATCCGTCTTTAAGGAGAGCCTTATATGTTATCACGTGCCATGAATAACTCTCCCCTGTTTTCTGTGCCTTCTCATACCCTACAAGTATTTTCTGGATGAATGCATCATAGTGTACTGGCGTCCCATTAATTCTTAATCTTCCAGTTTTAGGTTCTAAAGCAGGAAAGACAACGGCTGTAACAAGATTAGAAATCTTTCCCCTAGATTCTGGTGTAATAGTATTGTTTTCATCTTCAAAATCGTCGAGTATAATAAGATCATAACGCTTATGAAGCTTTGCCCCGCCTCGAATACCAGAAAGATTACTTTTGGAGATCAATTTGCAGCCGTTTTTAAGTTCAATATCGTCTTCAGTCCATTTCCTGCCTTTTAGATCTCCAAAGTAATATTTTATTTTATCATTGTACTCAATGTGATATTTAACGTAATCCAAATTGGGTACGGAAATTTTTGAACTAGCTGCAACCCACCCATAAAATAAGGGCTCATTAGTAAACATAAAGTCATGCATAATTGAACATTTTGTGAGAACTGTTTTACCGTGTCCACGTGGGAGCACAACTGCAAGCTGTCTAATAGATGGGTTATCAAGCGCATCAACTACCTCATAATGAAAAAAAGGAGTCTCAGATCTCATGAAATCATCAGGTAAAAACAGCTTTCCGAATGCTACTAGGTCATTTTTAGCCAATAATAGCTCGTTCTCTGCTTCTGATACGTTTCTTGTGTTGATATTCATCCAATTAATACTATTTCAGGACGAATTCTAACTTATAAAGTACGGTTTTGACGAAACCTTTCGTTTAAAATGTAATTAAGCTCTAATTATTGTACTCTTGAAGGGTGTAATCATCAATTAAGTGTATAAAGAAGGGTGCATAATGTCTTTCAGTGGTTGCCACATCTTTATGTCCAAGTAGTTTTGAGACCTGCCAGATAGAAATTCCTTTCATTAGTAGGTCATAACCAAAAGTTCTCCTCAAGTCATGAAATATACCATTTTGTATACCTAATTCCGCCAAGGCTATTTGAAATTTCCTAGATATGTAATCAGGTCTGCGATATATTTCACTCCAGAGATATTTTCTACTATCTAAGACATTTTTTGCTTGAGAGTTTAAATTTATTAATCTGCGCCATGATTTACCTGTAACCTGAACAAGTTTTTCCGACACTGGCTCTATATGGAGTAATTCATCCCTCCTTGCACCTGTATAGTAAGCAAACCTAACTAAATCTTGAAAATCGGCTGCAGTTCCATGCCCCTTCTTTAATTTCAAGTCACAATCGGAGATATTTTCTAAAATTAAGTTTTTTTCCTGTTTTCCATAGACTCTAAGCCTAACTGCGTGCCCTTTATTGGGATATATCTTTAAATCCTTCCCGTATACATCATTCACCCACTTATGAAATACATTTATGTTGCCCTTTAGTGTAACTGCTGTATTCTTATTACTTGGAAATACCCCATCGCTATTAATCCACTTTCTAAGTGAATATTTATAATTTGAAATTGTATTCTTTGAAAGTACAGGGTCATTCTGCTTTTCTTTAGAATCTATAAATTTATCCAATAGCAGTTCTCTGGACACGGGACATTTAGGATAAACAGGTGCCCCACTCTCGATTTCTCTTTTTAATTCAGCCTTGACCTTCTTTTCTTTCTTCCTGGCGTCATCCTTATTCTTTTCACCAGTTGAACGCGATCTGCGTTCCCCGTTTACCATAAGGCTTACATGCCAATATCCACCGTTTTTATGCAAAATAGCCCCAAAATTGTTACGAATTTGCTACGCAAGACCATATACATCAGGTTTCTCGACGAGCGGAATTGGTAGACGCGCACGGTTCAGGTCCGTGTGTCCTAACAGACGTGCTGGTTCGACTCCAGTCTCGGGCACCGAGTAAAAGAGACAGTATATAGTAAGGCTAATTTAGGTACTATAGCCGAATATTTGCTACGAATTTGCTACGATGCTACTATTTGAGGTATTCAGAATATAGATTTTTATATTGGGTTTCTAAAATCTTCTCTCTTCCAACCCCACCTTCTCCTTTAAATTGTGGACCAACCCCATGAGCTTGTGTTTCCAATGACCACCAATCTTTAAAACCAAATTTTTCAGTCCACTCTGGAAAATCAATTGTTTTTTTGTCATACATTCCAAAATCTCCCTTTTTTCTTCTTTTCGGAGTAGGGTCATCATGTTCAAACTGTGTCCGCTTTGATTGAATAAGTCTACCAATAATTCCTTTATCTTTACCTTCATAGGTATGTGCTAATTCAGCAAATAAAGCATCATAGTCTTTAATGTTATATATACTATCTCTACCGAAATTAGTTCTTCCGAAATAAAAAGGCTTTCGCACAGCATGTGCCCTGCCAGGAAACTTTTTTTCAAATTTTTCAGTATGTGCCTTAGTAGAGATAAGTGGAGAACCAGATTCTTCCCAAACTGTTTTCAAAGCTTGATAATCAGCATCTCTCTTTCTTTTTGATGCTCTTCTCCCCCGTCGCTGTCCACCCCTTCCATACTTTTTATACCATTCATTAAAATTTTCGAGTCTCTCGTCCTTGGATACATGAGCTTCCTTAACCTTACTGATTACATCTTGAATAGAAGTCTTAGACGTAGCCGAAACCATCGCATCAAAAGCCTTGTCGTGTGTTGTTTTCTTCTTTCCCACGGGTCTACTCGAAAAGGCTCTCGGCTTTGCTTCTCATTGCGTTCCACATATAGTCCTTACTATAATCTCCAATAAATTTATTTGCTGCTTTTTTTGTATTAGGACCCCAGAAACCATCCTCTTCTAAATTGTATCCATATTTATTAAGTACGGCTTGCACTTTATATGTCTCATCATTAGTTCTTCCGAGTTTATCGTGTACTCCCCATACCGCCATGTAATCATCTCGATTAAACGCCTTGGGTTCTTTCTTTTTTTCATCAGGCATTACTGACCTCCTTAGTCTTGTCTAGAGCTGGTCTCTCAACATCCTCTAGTGTCTTTTGATCAAATCCTTGGAAAACTGCACCAGTTATCTGCTGAACATTTGTTTGGTTCTTGTCTTCCATATCAAGGATGTCTCCCAATTTAAATAGAGCCTTTAAACGAACATCAGCCTTCTCAGCTCCATCCGCTTCTGCTTTTATCCCCTGCAGAACATACTTTTCATCAATGTCCAGTTCATTCATTACAGGTTTTAATTCTTCTTTCATAGCTGTCCTTATTCTTTCTGTTTTAACAAGTTGCATAGCTTTCTGATTAGCGTAAGTAGGATTATTCGTAGGAAAAGCCTGCATATACGCTTTAGGAGCAGGTATACCTTGGGCCAGATATTGAACAAATAGCATTTCTTTAGATGTCATAACATCACGAGCATCAACACGCTCTTCAGATGTCATACTACCACCGAATGAGTAAATATTAACTCTCCTGCTGGTATCCATCTTTGCTTTAGGACTAATTGCAAATGTGCCAGTGCACGTACCCAGGTATTCCCTGGTTCTAGTTCTTCCTTTGGCTTTGAGCATCTGCCCTCGCCTCAAGATCTGTATGACACAATCATCATCCGCTAAAACCCAATCACCTACCTGACCATTACGCCAATCCTGCTTATACGCTATTTGCTCAGGAACCTCATCCTGTGAATCGAACACAGTATGCTGTATTTTGTTTACTTTGTAGTTTCTCATATTTAACTAGGCTCCCGCTAGGGAGCCGTATGGTGGGGTTCATGCTCGAGCCACTCCATCAAAATCGCATTCTTCAATAAGGATCATATCTTCGACTGATGTGGTCTCAATGACGTCTGATGTACGAACTTCTTCATATCCTTCTTCCATTTCAACAACTTCATCGTCTTCATCAATGATTATACTTAGTGAATAAATTTTCATAGTATAAGGTATGATTATGTTGGAGGAACTACAAGACAATTCAAAATAGATGCTATTAGCCCCTGAGCGCGGGTGTGTTTAATCCAAGATTTCGCTTCAGGCCAGTCATTTTCTCCCTTACCTGTAGTTTATACTTGGATAATTTTTAGCAGTGTCGGGGACAACATGACCAAACTATAATGAGTGATCTATAACCCAACGTCTGACCCTTTTAGCAGAACGTCTCGAAACGGGTACTAAATGGGTGATCTTAATAAAAAGCTACCGCTGTAACTTACTCGGACAGTAAACACACTCACAAGGTAAAAGGAAAAAATGTAAGTAGAAAAAAGTTTCAAAAATTGTGGCATTTTAGTGCTTGGTCTTTTACAGTAGGGTACCCCCCTAGTCGGGGGGATTCGTAATCAGAATTACGTTAATTACGATTTAATTTAATTATATTAATTTAGTGTTTTGAATTTTAACAAACCTAACAAAAGGAGGCATACATATGCCATTTACCCCTGAACAGGAAGCTGCAATCTCTGACTTAGTCATGACTGCGGTAAAGAGTGCAGTAGCACCATTGCTACCACCAACACCTGCTGAGACTGACCTGGGAGCTGACCCTAATTCTACAACTGGGAAAGCGTATAACGAACGACACCAAGTGATTGAGACTAATCCTTTGCTTACTGTTGTTGATGAAGTCTTAGAAGATATTCTTCGCAACCCTCAACCACCGTTGATTGTACGTGGCTCTAGAGGTAGCCAAATCATCGATCAAAATGCTGAACGCTCAAACCTGTGCTTCGATCTTCTGCAACAAAGAAAGTCATACGGCACTCGTAAGAATGTAAGATAACATAACCACAAGTCCAGGGGATTCATTTCCCCTGGCACCTCCTTTATGGTGTGGTGGGTGGGTGTCATGTTGTCTAACCCTATACATTAATGCAGCCTATGACGGTGACAAGCCCGTATAAATGCAGAGTCATGTAAAGATATAACAATAATGATAACCATAGTAAGAGTAGAGTGTGTTGCTTTGATTAACCAGTCACTTTCTCCAGTTGGTTGCTTGAGAAGTTCAAACAGGCTTGAAATACAGTTAGTGTGAGAACACATACTCATATACTCTTCTACTTACAGTTTAAACGATAGTCTTCGTGTTATCCTTGTTTATATATATACACTTCTACCCAACATACAAGATTTTATAACCAATAGGAGTGCTTTATGAATCATTTATTATCAGTCATTAAACTAGTGACTGCAACACTTACAACAGTTGCTCTGATTTATGGGACTGCCTTCATGGTTATTCTGTTATCAGGGACAAACTGATTGTTTCCTATCTCAATGAATGATTGGGATTATGGGTCAATATGGATTGCCACAAATGCAACCCAAGATGCACGCTCCGTGTTGGCCCTAAGATTTGTACAATACCACAGGTGTGAAACAATACTATTGAAGTTCGCAACCGATTCGTAGGTGTCCACCTGTGGATTAATATGGGAAGTCTGAAGTTCTTACCAGGCTTTCTGATCCAACTACAAGGGGATTTATACGGAACATATTACACTGAACTAGTATGTGCTGTGTTGTTCAGTTCCCCTTGAAGATTTGCGGAGAGATGTATTGGTTGCATACTGGGCTCATAACCCAGAGGTAGTAGGTTCGATTCCTATCTCCGCTACAAGACTGCTCGTAAGAGAGTGTTATGTGTCATGAACATTGCGGTATCTCTCTTACACCCCTTTTTCTAACATTCATCAATAATAAGGAGTATTCGATGAAACTATTACTATTACTACGGGGCTTGCCTGGCTCTGGGAAAACAACACTCGCTGAATATTTAACATCGGGTTGGAAATATCCTTTAAAGAGCGATTTTGCAAATTCCAAAATGGTTGCTGCTGATGATTATGAAGGTCTTTATCAACATATTCCAGGATGTGCTGTATGCACGGATGATGCGGATATCGAACATAGTAACTGTATTGGGCCAGAACCCACAGTGAGATTTAATGGTGAATTAATACCATCTGCTCATCAATGGTGTCAAAAAGAAGTAGATCGAGCAATGTTTGATACCACATCCCTCATTGTAGTTCATAATACATTTACTGAAAACTGGCAACTTGATCCATACTATGCCATGGCTAAAGAGTATGGTTATGACGTACATAGTGTTGTTGTTGAAAATAGACATCATGGTGTGTCTACACACAATGTACCTGCTGAGAATATGATAGATTATCGCACTCAGTTATTTGATAGCATTGATTTAGGTTGATTATTTATGAAACAATCAGCCAATAGTATTCAGCAACTGATTGAAGGCATTGAGAACATTCGTGACTTTATCGGTACAGCAGCAAAAAAAGCCCCTGATAGAAAACTTACAGGGTACATGGACCATGTGTGTTATATGTACGACATACTGGACAATATCATTTCAGTCTTTAAATACTTTGATGATCCATGGTTAAATAAAAAACTTAAAACCAGCTTAAAGAACAACGCAACTAAAGACAAAAATTCTATATTTCTTTAATCAGATGTTTTTTAAGTAATCAAAGCGACAGCGGGGACTAACTAGAGAATTCGTCAAGGTCTTCAAAAGAAGGTTCCCGCGGCTTAGAGGAAAGCTATGAAAAAATACAAACAATATGAAGAAATAGATTTGACAAATCTACAAGACTGTGCTTTTACTCCAGAAAGCATACCTCGAGCTGAGAGACCCTTGGCTGCAAATAGTGATATTATAAAAGCTATTCGATTACAAGAAGGTGTACAAGAAGGAAACACTGAAGGATTTGTTACCGATAGTTATGATATTAAGGATAAAGAACCATCTATTGATCAAAAATGGAGAAAAAGAGAAGGATCTTTAAAAGCAATACGGAAAAGAAACTACGACATTCGTTTCTAATCTAAAATCACATACTAATAAGGAGTTATCGTGACTGAACAAGTATATACAGAAAATGGTGCATTAGCACACAATTTAAAATCTAAATGTCTTCACTTATTTTCAAAGATAGGTGCATTACGCAATGCATCAAAAGAAATGGTGATAAATTTATTCCATGATGCAGTTAAGGAAGACGAAAAAACTGCAATGCAAATACTATTCTGGGGACGTGACGCTCGTCAGGGTGCTGGTGAAAGAAAAACATTTCATGACATTGTTGCAATGTTTGTGAATATGGATTTTATAGCCAGAAATGCAAAAGTATTGATCAATATTGGTTATGCTAAAGACCTTATCCCCTATTTTGGTAATGACAAAGTCGTTGCTGAATGGGCGATGATATTAAAAGGGTCAAGTAATGGCGTTCGGTCAGATCTGGTTGCTAAATGGACACCTAGGAAAGGTAAAAACTTTAAAAGACTAAGAGATCGCATGAATTTAACCAATAAAGAGCTTAGAAAACTCTTAGTTGACCAATCACACACTGTTGAGCAGTTAATGTCAGCAAAAGAATGGGATTCTATTAACTTTTCTTCAGTTCCTGGAAGAGCTCTTAAAACCTATTCAAAATCTTTTGATAAACATATGTCTGAAAGATTTATTCAGTGGAAGGAAGACAAAGCATCTAAAGCATCTGTGTCTGCTACTTATCCTCATGAAATTATTCAAGTGCTTGATAAGGATGTATCACTTGCGCAGAAAATGTGGGATAACTTACCTCAACTCACAGATAAGGCAAGTCCACTTATTATGGCAGATACAAGTGGTTCTATGACTGGATTGCCTATGGATGTGTCAGTTGCTCTTGGAATGTATTGTTCTGAGCAAGCATATGGTTTCTTTAAAAATAAAGTAATGACATTTAGTGCAAAACCCGTATTTCATGATTTAAGTAACTATATATCTCTACGTGAGAAGTATGAATATTTAAATATGAATATGAATTGGGGATTTAATACTGATTTAAATAAAGCATATGAATTAATTCTTGAATCTGCTCTATTGTGGGATATACCTCAAGATGAAATGCCATCAACTTTAATTGTTATTTCAGATATGCAGTTTGATGACGCCATCAAAGGTACAACAGAAGATAAAACACTTCATGAAATGAATAAATATGCTTTTATAGAAGCAGGTTATGAATTTCCAAAATTAATTTATTGGAATGTGAGAGCATCCAATGGTTCTCCAGTTGATGATTTATCGCCAAATACAGCACTTATTTCTGGATTTAATCCAGCGATTGTCAATCCTTTGTTAAGTGGAGATGACTACAACCCGATGAAAGTAATGTATGAAGCAATAAGCCACATTAAACTGGATTTCACACATGATCCAATTAGAAATAATTTGTCAGTGTAATTAATCAATTCCCTGGGTCTATAGGGAGTTTGCTAGAGATAGACAGGGTTTTTCTAACCATTTACCTGGAACCCCATCTAGTGAACAAATTTTAAGGAAAATTATATGTTTACACAAAAACTAAAACCCAAAAACAAATTAAAGCCAAAATTAAAGACCACTCAAACTCCAATTAAGCCTCTTAAAGGTATTAAGGTTTTTGTTATAAGCTATATGTTTGAAAAAGTAATCAAACAACGAGATAAATATAAAGCAAAATTTAAAAAAACTGAAAAATCTTTAAAGGATCTTAAAATTCAAAATAGAGATACTCAAAAGATGTTACATGATGCATGTGCAATTATCACAACATTTGAAAATAAAGACAGTTCAACTTACGGGAAATTGTATAATTGTAGTTGTGGTCGCAAGAACGCGTATACAACAGAGCTCTTTTTCTCGAGAGTGGTGAAGTTTAAAGATAAATATAATTTATGGGGGATATTTACAAAATAATTCTTGATTCAATCACCGATGAGCAGAGAAGGTAATATTGACTATATCTAACTGTCATATCTCTGTAAAAATGCTGGGCATCCCTAATAGGTTATTACTCGTAATGAAGCTAGCGTCCTATTATATGTCAGACTATAAACATACACGGTTAAAGAAACATGTGCGTTTCTAGGGGCTAATTGAATCATTAAACTTAGAAGTCATACAGCAGCAAACCATAAAACAAGCGAAAACCAGGACGTATGGGCCTGAACCCCAGTGGATACTAGTTTTGATTGACTTCTGAAAACAGAAATCAAAGCTGGTTGAAGTTGGCATCATATTCATTTATGGTGCTCCTTATAAACCTAACAGCAGCAACCACTTCTACACTAAACAGAAAAGATCATCGTGGAGGTTTCAGTAATGTTTGAAGCGATGATATAAACAAAGGAGATTAAGTAATGAAAATTAGCAAATGTTGTGGTGCAGAACTGCATGATATAGAAACACCAATTTGTAAATGCTGCAATGAACATACTGATGTTATATCACAGGATAAACCTTCAATAAAGGTCTTAGAACTTGAAGATGTTCAATTAGATGAAAATATTAAAAATTTACGATTGGCTATCTCGTACTTAAATAATTACCACAAGTCAGATAAAAATTAAAACCTCTTCGCCTCCGTTATTCATCGGGTTAAATATGCTTATTGATGGCCAAATAAGCAGGCGAAGCCCTATTTAAATAAACAACAAAGGAGACAATTATGTCTGAAGTACACCTAGAACCAATCCATGAAGAAGAAACACCCGCAATTGAAGCAGATGTTTTATCTCCATCACAAGCAAAGACTATATTAGTATTAAATGATAGTCATAATTATGATAAACATGAAACATCGGCAAATAATGTTGCTGAACTAATGACAGAACTTGGAATTTCCAGTGAAATGGTTGTAGCAAGATCTGAAGGATCTGATGTAGTCGATTTTGAAGGAACACCAGTTAATGAGGATGGATTTTATTCATTTTATACTCGTAACAAAACAGGTGGTTCTTTAAAATAAAATGGTTTTATAATCATTTAGGGGTTTATTAATCAATTGTTTTTATAAAAGTTTTTCGGGCTCTATGGTTTTCCTTTCCATAACCCCTCTGGTGAATTTTTATAAGAGATTGATTATAAACCCCTAACCCGAAATAAATAAATAATAAAAAAGGACAAATTTAATGAATGAAAGAACAGAAAAAATTACAGTACCAGCAATGTTAACCAACACCTGGTTAAAGTATGATAAAAATATTACATCTGCATTACGGACTATGGGATTCAATTCTATTAAGGCATTTCAAAAATCCAATGCACTAAAAGAGCATTACTTTGCAGTAAGTAAGCATTTAAAAACTGATCCAAACAAAGGAATGCTTGCATTACATAAATCTATTGAAAGTATTCAATCGAGTACAAAATATAAAGCACTTCTTTGGATAGAATCGAATGTTTCAAAATATATAGCAAACAAGACAGGAAAAGAAAAAATTGAAACCCTGGCAAATGAAGTAGAAGAATATTTAAAAGGGTTAACTGACATACCAACTGTATTAGCTATACGCGCAGCATGTACAACAACCAAAGATCGAGACAAAGGAAGATTAGAAAATAATATTACTAATAATTTTTCTTTAAATATACTTTATGATTCAGCTATTACTATTACAAAAGATACAGCATTCACTAAAGAACCTTTTAGATTGGATTATTCCATACCTATTGGACAACAGATAACTGGAATAATTGATGATAGTATTGCAGATTTAGATATTGAAACAGCGAATGTAAATGAAATACTAAAGAATATCTTCAAACCAAATGAATTAAAGAAATCATTTAAATTTGCTGGGCCCTGTATATATACACCCAGTAATGGAGAAAATCTAGCAGGCGCACTTTCTAATTACACTGCAGACAGATATCAAAGTTATGTAGGCGTAGGGCATGGATGTTTAGGTAATATGGATGAAGATTTTGAAAATGTAGTTAATCAAGGATCTATTGAAGTATACATGAATTTTATTTCACAATGGTTTACATTGTTGAATTCAAATTCACATCCCTATAGACAACCAAAAGAACTTGTATATGGAAGTGGGGGTAATGTTAGATGCAGATTATTAGGATTCTCGAGTGATGCTGCTATTCAATATATATTTCAAACACCTGAGAGACC